CTCGATGCCGACGTGCCGATCAAGCTCGTCACCGCGACACGCGGCAAGCACGTGCGTGCCGAACCGATCTTGGCCCGCTTCGAGCAAAGCAAGGCGCACACGCTGCCCGGACTCGAAGACCTTGAAGCGCAGCTCGCGGCGTTCACGCCCGAAGGTTATGCGCTCGACGGATCACCAGACGCCGCAGATGCCTTCGTGTGGGCCGCAACTGAACTGACGACTGACCGGGGAGCACAGGTGTTTCTATGAGCATGATGGACCGCCTGTTGCGCCGTGGCGCTGAGATACCCGTGCCGACGACAGGCACGCAGTTCTCGCTCGCACGCATTCTGAACCAAGGCACCTATGACACGGACCCGATCAAGAACGACGCCGATGCGCTGAAGTCTTATTCGGGCTGGGTCTATGCGTGCGTCTCGACCATCAGCCAAGACGTGCGCAGTTCTCCGTGGAACGTATGGGAGAAGTCAGGCACGTCGCGCGAAGATTGGAAGGCGCTCGATGGACCGCGCTTGCCAAGCGTGCTGCTGCGCCCGACGCCCGACCAGACATGGGGCGACCTGATCGAGCTGACGCAGGTGCATCTCGATCTTGCTGGCCGCGCCTTTTGGCATCTCATTACGAACGGACCCGGCGGCAACGTCGTCGGCATTCAGAGCATCAACCCGGACTGGATCACCAAGGCAGTCTACAACGACGCACGCACGCAGCTCATCGGCTGGGAGCTCGCCGCATCCGGCGCAAAGCGCACCGTGCTGCCCGCCGACGACGTGGTGATGTTCCGCTATCCCGATCCGATTGACCCGACTGGCGGCGTGTCGCCGATCCGTGCCGTTGCGATGTCTGCCGACATGGACACCTATTCGCGAGCCTACGCCGCAAGCCACCTTCGCAACCACGCACAGCCGACCGGCATTCTGACAACTGAGAACGAACTAACACGCGACCAAGCGGCCACGCTGGCCGACGCATGGCGCGAAACGCACGCAGGCACTGACAAGATCCAAGTGCTAGGCAAGGGCGCTCAATACCAGCCGATCAGCTCGACCATTCGAGATCTTGCCTATCTTGAACTCAGCCGAGTCAGTCGAGATCAGATCCTGAGCGCATACCATGTGCCTGCGTCAAAGCTCGGGCTCGTCGAAGACGCCAGCCGCGCGAACGGCGAAGAGTCTGATCGGGTCTATTCATCGCTGTGCCTTGGCCCGCGTCTGCGCCGCTATCACGAGCCGATCACGTTGCGCGTCTTGCCGCGCCTGGGTCTTGATCCGTCGCGCTTCTGCTTTGAGTTCGATCCGGTCGAAGTCGCCGACAAGACCTTCAACCGCGATGCCGCACAGGCTGCGTTCAACGCTGGCGCAATCACGCTAGACGAATACCGCGAACGCATCGGCTTTCCGCCAGAGCAGAACGGCAACGGCGCTGTCTACTTCGTGCCGCTTGGCTCGACTGTCGTCGAGAATCCCGAGACGGGCATGGCTCCGATGTCCGCAGGCACAGGCGATGCTGCCGAGCCCGTTGCACTCGCTGCCGATCGTGGCGAAGCAGGCATTGGCGACAGCGTTGCGCCCGATCTCGTATTGAACGGCGCGCAGGTCGCGTCACTCGTCAGCGTCGTCGAAGCGATGATGTCAGGCGCGCTGCCTTATGCGTCAGCGCTTGAGATCGTGCAAAGCGCCTTCGCGATGTCCGAAGACAAAGCGCGGCGCATTCTCGGGCCTGAATCGAACGCCGGAATCAACGAGCCCGTTGCCGTTGCTGAAGCGGTTGATCGTGCCGTGCGTTCTCTCGAAGTCGAAGCCGCTGACCGCGAGCTGCAAGACCCAAGCGACGAGCGCATGGAGCTCACCGCGCTGCGGTTCTTGACCCGGCAAGGCGAAGCCGAACGTCGGATGCAAGGTCGCCTGCGCGCGATCTTCAGCCGGATGCAGTCTGCCGTCATCAAAGGCGTGCGCGAAGGCAAGCGAGCGGCACCCGTTCATCGTGCTTCGCTCGCTGACTTGGCGATCGTCATCGACCAGTTCAATGACGAGATCCGCGAGCTGCTGACCGAAGAAGCCGAGCGCAACTTCGGCGAAGGCTTTGAAGACTTCAGCGCTGAGATCGCATCCACCGTCGCGCCTGAACTGCTGATCGACTTCAACCTGATCTCGAACGAAGTGCTTGCCTGGGCGCAAAGCGATGCAGCCGAGAAGATCGTTGCCGTGTCCGACACGACGAAGGATGCCGTGCGCGGCGTTCTCGATGACGCGCTTTCCGAAGGCGATTCCATCGACGGTCTTGCGAATCGGTTGCGCGAAAAGTTCGACGAGTTCAAAGGCGTGCGCGCCGAGACGATCGCACGCACCGAAACCGCAGGCGCATACAACTATGGCAAGTATACGAACGCCGAAGCCTTCGATCAGGCGAACCCGACGCTGCAAGTGACGAAGACCTGGGTGCCGACGCAGGACAACCGCACCCGCGAAGCGCACCGAGCCGAGAACATCCAGAACGCACAAGGCGAGAACAAGCGCACCGTGCTGCGCTCCGAAGCCTTCAAAGTCGATGGCGAAGACATGATGCGCCCGCTCGACGGCAACGCCAGCGCGGGCAACGTCATTCGATGCCGCTGCGTGATGACCTTCGACGTGACAGGAGAATAGACATGGACTCGATCAACACACGTGCAGCCGCCATCGAGCAGACGGACACGACGACGTGGTTCCGCGCATCGACTAACGACATCGACCGGCACGGCACAATCGTCGAGCCGCGTGGCATCGACACCGCAAACTATTCAGCCAACCCGGTCTTCATGTGGGGGCACGATGCCTATGGCTCGGGCGGTGGACCGCCTGATCTTGAGAACGTGCTGGGTCGCGTGATCGACTACCGCAAAGACGACAGCGCCTTCGACATCGAAGTCGAGTGGGCATCGCATGACCGAGCTTCAATGGCTCGCGATCTCGTGCGCGCTGGGTTTCTGAGCGCAGTCAGCGTCGGCTTCATTCCAGATCCCGACTCGATGACGACGCGCGCCATCGAAGGCAGTGAAGTGCCTGTCTACAACCGCACCGAGCTGGTCGAAGTCAGCCTTGTGCCGGTGCCATCTAACCCGAATGCGATTGCGCTTGCGCGCTCCATTCGGTTGCCAGTTTTCTCGCAGAACGCTTCTCCGCATAACAGCGCAGACGCCGAAGCGTTCCGAGATGCGACGAAGAGCCTGCTCGTTTGCGAAAGCGTGCGGCGCTCCATCCGATAGAAGGAGATCCATCATGGAACTCAATGAAGCGATTGACGAACTGCGCGGCGACATCCGCAAGTTCAACGAAGAAGCGGTCGATCCCATCAAGGAACGACTCGCCAGCCTTGAAGAACGTGGCACTGCGCCCGCTGACGAGAAGGTCACCGAGCTCGAATCCCGACTTGCCGAGCAGACCACGAAGCTTGAAGACATGGGCGAGACGCTGCGTCTCGTGCAGGTCAACGAAGGTCTGATTGCGCCGAAGGTCGAAACGAAGAGCGACCCGTTCAAGGGCATGTTCTTTCGCGACATCGACGCCGTGCGTGCCGAGCTGCTCAACGGTCAGACGCGTGCGATTGCGGTGGCTGACATCGCCAGCGCGGGCAAGCTCACTGACGAGACGGCCAGCGCGTTCCTTGACTACGTTGTCGGCGATCAGCCGACGCTTGGCGTGATCGAGCGGCGCACGATGAACTCGCCCACAGCGCGGCTTGACCGCATTGGCGTCGGCGCTCAGAAGCTCATCGCGGCAACTGAGAACGGCAACGGCACGCTCGACACCGACGCGATCAGCTTCTCGGCTCGTTCGCTGAGCGTGACTGAAGCGATCTGGGCAGAAGACATCTCTTGGTCGTTCCTTGAAGACAACATCGCAGGCGGCAACGCCGAGCAACAGATTGCGAACGTCGTCTCCAAGGCAATCGGCGAAGAGCTGAACGACATCGGATGGAACGGTGACGGATCGACCGGCACCTTCTACTCGATCAACACCGGCTTCGAGGCGCTTGCGCTTGGTGATGGTGATGTCTCCGACGTGGACTTGTCTACGGACACGACCGCGCTTGCCGCGCTCAACACGCTCTACAAGACGATGCCGTCACAGTATCGAACGATTGGCGACCAGCGCATCTTCTGTTCGCCCGCGTTTGCGACTGAGTACATGGAAGCGCTCGGTGGACGTGCCACCGCGCTCGGCGACTCGACGCTGACCGGCGGATCTGCTGGGCTTGCCTACTTCGGCATTCCGTTCACGGTCGACCGACACCTAACGGGCACGGAGATCTACATGACTCCGGCGTCGAACCTGGTCGTCGGCTTCCATCGCGACGTGACGCAGGAAATGGAATGGAACCCGCGCAAGCGACAGGTCGAGCTGACCTTCTCCATGCGGTTTGACTTCCAGCACAAGTTCGGCGGCGTGATCGCTCGCGGTCACACGATCGACGCAGGACTTCGATAGCAATGGGTGAGACGACGAAAGAACGCTGCCGCTGCTGCCAAGTTGATCGCTCGCATCGCGATCAAGGCTGCGTCTGCTCGTCGTCTGGTTGTCGCTCCATCAAGGCTTTGGGTGGTTCCTTCCTTGATGGAGCGTCAGCCGCCATCGGCTTTCCGCTCACACGCACGGCGCTTGATCGACATGAGGTGAAGACACGATGAGCCTAGTCACCACCTTCGAACTTGCCACGCACATGCGGCAGGCATCAGCGCCCGCAGGCGGACAAGCGTTGATCGACACGGCTGAAGATCTGGTTGCTGCGTTCCTTGAAATGCAGTCGCCTGCGAGCGGACGACATCCGCTTGCTGAACACACGATGGTCGAACGCATAACACCCGCAGCAGATCGCACCACGCTCGAAGTCAGCGGTGGACCGATCAATGCGGTGCAGTCAATCTATACCGTCAGCGGCACGACGATCACGCCGGTCGGTGTCAACCCATTCGCAAACGGGTGGACGTTTGGCACGCGGAGCTCGACGGGCTCGATCTACGAGTTCCAACGCGGCGTCGAATACGTTGTTGAGTACCGCACGGGCTGGGCAACCGGCACGCGCACGCTGTACGACTTCGCAAATGAGACTTACCAAACGCCCGAGAACTTCGACCTGCTCGGCTGGACTGCGTTTTCAACCGGCACTTTGGCACAAGGCAGCGCGACCCGAATGCGCTGGACACAAACCGGACGCAGCGAGTACATCGTGTCGCCCACGATCTCGATTGCCGGGTCTGCCTATCCGTTCATTTCGCTGCGCTTCGGCTTGCAGAACACGCCGACGCTATCCCATTGGGAAATCCGCGTTGATTGGCAAGCGTCAGGCGGCACTGCGTTATACGTCGAAGATCGCTCCATTATGTTCAACCCGCCGTACCGCGTGACCGATGCCGCTGCTGATCCGCTTTCGATCATCCAGCTCGACATGACCGGCGACCGCGAAGGCAAAGCATTTGAAGAGATCCAAGGGCTCGCGCAACCAATCCAGCCAGTGCATCGTTGGATCGACGACACGGTAACGAAGTTCCGCGTGAAACTGCGCTCGACAATTCCAGATGCGACTTCGATTGCAGCCGAGACTTTGCCCGTGATCGACATCGACTGGATCGCACTATCAGACGGCAACAGCGTCGTCCCGCAAAACATCAAGCGCGCGATCTTGGTCACGGCGGCATCGCTGTCGTCATCGCAGCCGGGTGTCGTGTCGCAACGGATCGGAGACTACGCCGTAGCCTTTGAGCCGAGCGAAGCGAAGTCAATTCTGCCAAGCACTGCTCGACGCATCTTGAACCCGTACCGGAGACCGAACTGGTGAGCGACATCATTGCGCTGTTCAACCGCGTTGCGGATTTTCAAAGACCGATCGCCGACTATGACGACATGGGTGGCGTGCAGTACACGCTGACGACTTACAGCACAGCGAACCCGTGCCGCATCTCGTCTTCGGTGCCGACCGAAGTCAGCACCGGGCCGACGCAATACGCCGAAGCGACCGCGATGGTTTACATCTTGCCTGGGCTTGATGTGAAGCGTGACGATCAAGTGGTTGAAGGCTCGACGACTTACGAAGTGCTAGGCGTTCGCGAGCCCAGCGTTGACAATCATCACACCGCGCTTGTCTGCAAGGTGCAAACCGATGGCGCGTGAAACCACCGTGACGACTGAATGGAACGGCAAAGAGCTGATGATCGGAGCCATGAAGAAGATGGAGACGAACGCCGAGCGCGTCGGCATGATGCTCGACGGCGCTGTCGTTCGCTCAATCTCGACGGGTCAGCCGGTCAAGCGTGTCGGCAACAGGCTCGTCGGCTTGGACCCGTCAAAGGCGAACAAGCCACCGCACGTCTTGCACGGTTTGCTTCGCAACTCAATCAGTCACCGCGTTCAAATCAAGCGCGGCTCGATCAATGTCTTCGTCGGCGCAAACACGCCTTATGCGCGCGCGCTCGAATACGGCAACCCGAAGAGCAATCTGCGACCGCGCCCGTACCTGCGACCGGCGATTGCGAAGAACCGAGACAAGGCGTTGAATCGTCTCGTCAAAGGCGTCTTCCCAAAGAACATGAAAGGCGCAAAGTGATTGACCTGACGCGCGCCATGATTCGCTATCTGCGAGACGATCCGACGCTGGCTGCACAGCTCGGCACCTTTCGCGGTCACGCTGCTGTGTTCGGCGTGTCGCCCGTGCCCGAGCCTACGACGCCGCCATTCATCGTCACGCAGTCAATCAGCGACGAGACGCTAGGCACCAAAGGTCGCGTCGTGCGCGAGATCCAGCAGGACATTGCGATCTATGACGACGACGACGGTGGCGTTGCCGACATCGAGACGATTGCGGAATACATCCGCGAGAAGCTGCGCGTCCACTTCGACGTGCCTAACTGGAACATGTGCGGGCTGCAAATGAGTGGCCCGTCGATTAACGACGTGGATGAACTTCACGGTCGAGTGCTAACGGCGAGAATCACTCTCGACCGCTAACGCAGAAGGAAAGAAAAGATGGCAATTGATGGAAACGAGATCGGCATTCTGATCGGTTCTGACCTGATCGGATCGCAAAAAGGCGCGACGATCACGCGAAGCGCCGAGATGCTTGACGTATCAACAAAGGCAGACGACGACGCGAGCTTCCTTCCTGGCAAGCGAACGATGAACGTCGAAGCGAGTGCGTTTTACGTCACAGGAGACACCGCCTATGGAGCGCTGGTCACGGCATACGAAGCCGGCACTGCTGTCACAATGGTCTGGTCTGACGCGGCGAACTCAAGTGGAACGGCGCATAAGACGGCTAGCGCTTATGTGTCGAACATGAGTCTCGACGCTCCAGCACACGGACCTGCCGAGATCAGCATTTCGCTGCAAGCATCCGGCAACGTCACTTGAGTTTAACGGCTGACCAGATGCGTGGACGCGTGCGCGTCTTGATTGACGGCGAAGAGAAGTTCCTTCGCTTCGATCAAGGCGCGCTTGCTCGCCTGATTGATGAACTCGGCCTGGAAGGTCTTGCTGGCGTTCCGGGTGCCGTGATGACGCTCGACGCTGACACGCTGTCGGCTTTGGTATGGGCTGGTCGCCTTTGGGAGATGCCAGAGCTCACGCGCGAGCAAGTGCGCGGCTGGTTCTATCCGATGATGCCGACTTATAACGCAGCAATCGAAGGCATCAACCTAGCGCTGTGGGGACAGCCTGAACCCGATCTCGATGATGGGGGAAGCAATGACGACGAAGTGGATTTTCAGAACGCACAGACTGGGACTTCGTAGCCGGTGAGCGTTTCGCTGTCGTTCGTCTCGGCTGGAATCGTGACGCCTTCTGGCTCACAACGCCTTCCGAGTTTAACGGCTTCATGCGCGAACACTTCGCCACTCGGGAAGAAGATATCGAACTAGCAAAGGCACAATCCTACTGGACTGCGGTTCTGTCTCGGGCAAAGGACATCCCGAGCTTCGACCGCTGGATGAACAAAGCCAAACCCGGTCGAGCGCTCGAAGGCGACGAAGCCGAACAGCGACAAGCAGAACACGAAGCCTTTGCCGAGCGCGTGGCGATGACACTGGAAGGAGCGGAACAAGATGGCTGAAGCCGGATCAATCGAAATTGCGCTCCGTGCCCGTGTCGATCGTCTCGAAGCCGATCTTCGCAAAGCCGAGATGGCTACGAAGAAAACGTCGAGCGGCATGAAAGCCAACTTCAAATCTGTTGCCAATTCGCTGAAGAAGGTTAAAGGCAACGCTGCTGCTGCTGCTGCGGTAATCGTCGGGCTCGGCACAGGCGCGATGGCAAACCTAGCAAAGCAAGCGATTCGCACCGCAAACGACCTGGGCGACATCGCGAACAAGCTCGGCATTTCGTCTTCAGCGCTGCAAGAGTTTCAGTTTGCCGCCGGTCAAAGCGGCGTGCGAGTCGAAGCGCTTAACATGGGACTCCAGCGCTTTGGTCGTCGCGCGGCTGAAGCTGCGAACGGTACGGGCGAAGCCAAAGACGCAATCCGCCAGCTTGGCATTCAGCTTAAAGATTCAAACGGCAACCTGCGTTCGACTGAAGCGCTGTTCTCCGATGCGATGACATCGCTGGCCGAAATTGAAAACCCGCTGGAGCGCGTCAGGCTTGGCTTCAAGCTGTTCGATTCCGAAGGCGTTGCCATCGTCAACATGGCCGAAAACTTCGGCGACCTTCGCGAAGAAGCGCAGCGTCTCGGTCTTGTTCTCGACGACGAAGTATCGAGCGCGCCGACGGTCTTCAGGATTCATTTGATGCGCTTGCTGCCGTCACGAAGGGCCAGCTATCCGGTGCGCTCAGTGATCTCGGTGGTGGCGCGTTGCTGTCAGTTGCCGAGACGATGGCAGACCTA